AATAGTGATACTATAGTATATGGAAAAAAATATTGTCGTATATCACCAAGAGAAAATAGAAATAAAATATCAAATTATCCAATACCTTTTAAACGATGTAGTGATCAAACATTACATTGTCAAGATATACAAAAATCAAATACAAATTATATTTTTTATAAATATTTTAAAGATTATCAAATGATTGCAAATAATAATTATATATTATATATATAAAAATGAATAAAAATTTAAAAAATTTTCTTGGATTATTATTTAATTTTCTAATATTATTATCATTAGATCAAATATGGTTTAAAATATCATTAAATAAATTTTATTTACCTGTATTGAATAATATAAATAAAAATAATAATTTTAAATTTAGATTATTACCCGGGATTTTTGTATGGTTTATAATTGCCGTATACATATCAATATATCAATCATTAATGTATGAAAATTTAAATTATTTATCATCTTTATTATTTGGATTATTTTCAGGATTTGTAATCTATTCCGTTTATAATTTTACAAATCTTGCAACCATTAATAATTATACTTTATCTCTTTCTCTTATTGATACTTTATGGGGGACATTTTTAGTTGGTATTACTTCTCTTTTATATTTTACTCTTTTTCATTAAAAAAATTTTTTAATTTAAAGACAAAATTTATATAATAAGACCGACCTTAGCTCAGTTGGTAGAGCGTTTGACTGTAGAGGTATAAAATACGACAGAAATCAATGGGTCATCGGTTCGATTCCGATAGGTCGGAAATAAATTTATATTAAAGATATAAATTTAATATATAAAAGAATGAATATATTTAATGAAAAATATGAACATTTAAAAAAAATAATACAAATGATAAAAAAAAGAAATAATGAAATAATAATAGAAGATAGATTAAGTTATGAATTAGATGAAAAAATGAGAAATAGATATGATATATCAAAACATTTAAAATGTGGAAAAATAATGACAAATAAAAAAAAATTTATAGAAGCAATAGAGAAATTAGATAATAATGAATTAATCTATATAAAAAATATGATTGAATATGATAAAGAATTTATAGAATTATGAATTAAAGATAAAAAAATATAAATAAAATGAGATTATATGCATGGAATTCAATATTAATTATAGGAATGAATTTTAATAGAAATATAGGAAATTATTTATCTATAAAATATAAAATACCCAATTATGATATAGAAGAGGAAAGTAGATGGAAAAATTTTAAAAATATAAATGAGAAAAATGATAGAGAATATGATATAATAAAGGATTTAATAATAATAAATGAGAAAAAGATTATAACATTAAGTGAAAATAGTATAGAAAGTCATAAAATATATCATTTATTATTGAATACAAATGAACCAATAATTCATATAATAAATATGAATAAAAGAGATAAAAATAAATGGGAAAAAAGAGCTAAATATTATTATTCATTAAGTGAAAATATATATTGGGAAAATGAAGAAATAGATATAATAAAATGGATTGAAAATGAAAAAATAATTTAAATGATAAATAATATATAAAAAATATGTCAATAATAATTGATAAAAGAGAAATAAAATTAATATCTCTTTTTGATAATAATTTAATAAAGATTGAAATGTTATCTTGTGGAGATATAGAAATTATATATAAAAATGAAATAGAAAGATTACTGATTGAAAGAAAGACATATATAGATTTATGGCAATCAATAAAAGATGGAAGATATAGAGAACAACGATGTAGATTAATAGAATGGAAAAATCAAGATAAAGACAATCGAAAAATATTATATATAATAGAGGGTACAAAAAAAGATATAGAAGAAGAAAAAACAGGAATAGAAAGTTGTAGAAATGCATTATCTAGATTATCTATATTTTATGATTGTGGTGTACATTATACACGTAATATAGAATCAACGAGAGATCATATAAAATGGATATCCGAACAAATATTAAATAAAAATAATATAGATATAAAAAAACAATGTTATTTAGAACAAAGTATACCAAAAAAAAAGGATATACAAACCTCTAAAAATTTATTATGTGTATGTTTATATGGAATTCATGGTATATCAAAAGGTATGGCTGAAATTATTAGTAATGAATTTGAATCAATTTATGATTTAAATAAATTAATAATGGAAGATATAGAAAAAATAAAAGATAAAATATCAAATATAAAATATCAAGAGAAAAGAATTGGAGAAAAGAGAACTAATCAAATAATAAAAATGATTGGATATGAAAAATAATAAATTAAACAAATTTTTTTATATTATAAAAAAATTTAAAATGACTAGTTATCAAGGAACATTTCAAGTATTTGATGATACCTCTTTTCTATCTATTCAAGGAAAACCTATTAGAGAAACATATAAAGAAAATACAATTATTTCTTTTTTAATTAAAAATCATCCCAAATTTGCATATATTATTCAAAGATCACAATGGGATTGGAAATTATCCGATACAAATAGTAAATATAAATTATTTGTTCCATTAGAAGATTCTATTTCGGAAGATTTATTATTAACAATGGATATAAATATGGCTATAAATATATTAAAAAGACATTTAATGGATGGTATATATCCTAAACGTGTATTAGAAACATCTATATTTCAAGAATTACAAATGAAAAAAGGTATTAATGAATTATATTTACAAAATAATCAATTTATTATTAATAATTATATTAAAATTATTTATATGGATATAAAATTACAAAATGGTTTTATTCATATCATTGATTCTCTACTTTTTTAAATAAAATAAATTAAAGATATGAATTAAATAAATATAAATAGGAATGAAATTAGTATCAATAATATTAATAACAATATTAAATATTGTAAAAAGTAAAGAAAATAAATTACAAAAATTGATTGATTGTTTTGCATCATATTTACCAAATGCATCATTAAGATCAGATAATAGTAATATAGGAAAAAATATAGAAAAAATTATATATTGTAAAACGGATTCAGGAAATAATGATCATTTTTGTAAATATGAAGGGACAAATTATTTAATTGATTATTATGAAAATGATGTAGAATATTATTTTAATTGTCAAATGGAAACATGTAATGCATGGGATGTAGCACATACAGAAAAACAACAAGAATGTTTAAATAAATTATTTAATTAATAATAATAAAGATGAAAAAAAATATTATAAATTAATAAAATTTATAATATATAAAAATGTATATAGCAAATATATTAATACTATTAATAATAATAATAATAATAATGATTATAATGAGAATAAATAAATTAATAAAAATAAATAAACAAATTCAAGAATTAAATAATGAGATAAAAGATGAGAAAAAATCAATATGTATATATAAAAAATTATATAAAAAATTAAATAAAAGAGAAATTAAAAATATAGAAAATAAATGTGATATACAAGAAATGGAAAAATATTTTAAAAATATAGATAAAGAAAAGGAATGGAATGAGATTATAAAAGAATGTGAAATAATTATATAATAGTAATATTACGATATAATTCTGGACAAATATTTTTTTGAGAATCAAAATACATTTTTAAAAGATTAAATGGATTTTCCATTTTAGAATCAAAAATATATAAATGATGATTAAAACGATTATAAAACAAAATAGAAGCATCATAAATAGCAGGAATAAATTCTTGAATTGTTTTTTGATATAATTCTTGATCATTTTCAGGATATTGATCGATAAATAATATAAAATAATTAATCATAATAATTTGAAAAGCATCTAATATTTGAGATAATTCTCTTTTTTTTTTTTCAGCTTTATCAAGAATAGCCATTTTTCTTTTAAATTCAAATTCAGATAATTTATTTTTTAAATAAAGAATTCTTAAATCTTTAAAGGTATCAAAATTATGTTCTGTATCATTATTTCTAAATCGAAATCGTCTTGATTCTACTTCAATAATATGAATAATAGTTCTATATAATTCAGATAGAAAAGTACTAAATGAATCAGGTTTTTTAATATTTTTTAATTTTCTTCTAAAAGATAAAGGAGACGGCATATTATCTCTCTCACATCGATTATAATTATTTAATTGTTGTTGATGTCTAATTAATTCTTCTTCATTTAAAGTTTGTAAATATTCAAAATAATGAGGATTATGAATTCTTTGTCCTCTAACTTCTTCTCCAGTTTTCCAAGAAAATGCACAATTACATTTTACACAAAACATTTGATCACATCCTTGAGTTTTATAAATAATTGTGGAACAATTTGGACAAGATCTACATTCTTTATAAATAGTTTGAACTGTTTTAATATCATCTTCATTACAAAAATGTTCTTGATCATTATTTAATATCACATGACATTTTTTACATAATTTAATTTCACATAAAGGACATTCATAATTAGAACAAATACCTTTACAATCAATTGTAGGACATTGAATTTTTATTTTTTCAATATTATTCATTGAAGATTTATTCCTATTAGAATTATCAATAGCTGCATATTGATTGTATAAAACATTAATTTCATCTCTAAGTTTTTTAATTTCATCATTTTTATTATTAATAATTTTTATTAATTTACTTTTTTGTCTTTCATTTAATATAATAGGAATTGTATCTTCTATAAATAATTTTTCTTTTTGTAACATTAAATCTTTTCTACTTTCATTATATTCTTTAATAAAAGTTTTTGGAAAATTAGAAAGAAAAAATTCAGTAGAATATTCTTTTTTACATTTCATACAATGAGGTTCATTTAAACTATCTATAAGATAATGTTGATGACATTTAGTACAAATATCAATGGAACAATAAGGACAAATTAATTTAATACGATCTCTTTTATTAAAATTATCATAACAAATATTGCATTCCATTTATTTAATTTATTTATTTAATTTAATCTCTTTAATATATTTTAAAATAATTTTATAATATTCAATTTTTTTTAATTATGTATATAATAATGAAATTGAATAATTTTTTTTAATTCTGTATATAATAATGACATTGAATAATTTTTTTTCTACATAGAGGACAAGTATTCATTTTTTTTAACCATTTATCTATACATTGTTTACAAAAAATATGATCACAATTTGTATAAATCATATTATTTTTTAAATCAAAACATATACTACATTCATTATTAAAATCTTTTAATTTTTTATTAGAATATTGATACATATTAATTTTTGTTTTATAACTTTTTTTAAATACATTATCAAATCGAATATATTGATTAAAAATAAATTGATATCGATTAGGAAAAAGATTAGATAAAAAATAAGCACATTTCATATTTCCTAAAGTTGCACTTTTAAATACACATTTATCAATAATAGTAATTGAATCATCATTATTAATAGAAAAAAATGTAAAATACCATTGTAATATTTTTATATTATCAAGCAATATAATATCTAATAATAAATTAATATTAATTTCTATATCATTACAATTAAATTTCTGAGTAATCCATTCAATAATATTAAAATTAGATTGTTCTATAAAAAAATCAATCATTAATTTAAAAAATTTTTTATTTTGATTGGATGGATATAATTGAAAAAATAAATCCAAATCATTAATAGACCAATAATTTAAAAAATATATAGATTCTGTAATTTCTAAATATTCATAATTAGGAATAAAATGAGGAGAATTTAATTTTATTTTAGAAATACAATCCATACGATTAATATTTTCAGGATATAATATATTCCAATATATATAATCATCCATCTTTATAGAATCAATATTATTTATATATAAAAATATATCATAATATCCTATATTATTTAATAAATATATTTTATTTTTTTTCCAAGTTTGAATAAACCATATAGGAAATTTTTCATATAAATATTCTATATAATTAATATGATCAAATTCAATCATAATGGATTCTAATATATATTCAAAATATTTAATAGAATTACATTGATCAATTATATATTTTATAATTTTATCATTTATATCAATTGATATCACATCATAAATATATTCAAAAGGGAATATATCTATTTCTAAAAATTTTATAAAATCAATAAATAAATCATAA